TGTTCTTATATATGCTGCCTTGGGCAATTTCACCCTATGCACGAATAGTTGTCAAATATCTAGACAAGATGAAGATGTTTGATAGCTACGTCGAGCGTGAATTGCTGAAGAACTTTTGGATATTAGGTTATGTTGAATATCAAGTGTTGATGGGATGTTTTTGGCTTAATGCCCTACTTGTCTCAACAATAAATTCTTTAATCTGGGTGATCACTTACCCAGTAGCGACTATCATTTATTATGGATCCGCGTTTAATTACGAGTGGGAACCATATTATTTGCATTCGCCGACCTATTTAGAATTAATACAATGGGCTTACCCTGAGCACTATTATTACATAGCAACCAGTTTTGAACGCAACTATGATTGGTTCATGACTGAGGTTCTTGATTATTATATGTACGCCTTAACCTGGGCGTTCCGCTCTTTGTTACTTTTCATCTATGTGACTGGGAACAAGATGATCCACCCCGCTGACATTAGTCGTTATTGGCATTTAATTGCCAAAAAACAGAAACCCCGATTTTTGAGAATGAGAGATCTTTACACGATGTCTATTGGAAAGATAAAACGAATTAAGTTGGAATCACATGAAGAGGTTGACCTTCGGCACACCGCAACAAAAGTTGGTGATTTGGAAATCACAGCTTTAGTTAAGGCTATAGTTAAGGTCCGTACCTATGATCCCTATTTCGATCCTATCCAAGAAGGCGTCGAAAGCTTTATTAGGCTAATTAGCACACCGCTAGCCGCGCTACCAAGGTGGCTCCGTGTGCGTTCGAATGATGCCTGTTCAACAGAGCTAAAGTTTCTACCCATTATCGCTGCTGATATAGCAGATTTGAAAGGATTGACATACATGAATCAAAGAGATTACTTGGAGAGAGTACGCCTCCTCGTATCTAATTTAACGACTATTAATTACAATAAATTCTGGACCTTGAAGAAAGAGAACCTGGCGATGAACACGGTCATCTACGTGTCGGCTCTCAAGCGGTTCTTCGAGAATGAACGTACGGGAAACTTCGAGGTGGCGCTCTGGACGGAGAGCGCCGACCCTGTGAAATAGCTTATGGATACCGTCCGAAAGAGGTGCTTTTACCACACTTGACACCATCTAAAGTGTCTCTTTCGATCACAAAGCCCAGGACGCACGATTCCTCAAAGAGAATCCCCGCTTATGCGTCACTGGGACCGTTAATTGATGGTGCGTTACCCCCTCACCCTGACATTGGGGATCAATTGGGGGCAGTCGCTTCTGTTAGGAAGCGCTATGGAATTAAGATGCCGCGACCAGATCATTTCAAAATTCGGAGATTTCGCCGATTTGTCCAAAGATGGTTGCGAAGGAAAATGAAACCGTTTGCTGCTACTCATGCTTTTGATGTAGTCAAGTGGCTTGCGGAAACCAACTATACAGAAGAAAGGAAGAAAGAATTATTGAGTCTATGGGAGAAAAACGTTGCATTAATTACCAATAAAACAGTAAGAGCAAAGGCTTTCTTGAAAGACGAATCCTATCCAGAGTATAAGTACCCTCGATCTATCAATTCACGGTCGGATGTCTTTAAATGTTTCTTTGGTCCCATGATAAAGGACATAGAAACTGAACTATATAAAGATCCTGCTTTCATTAAGCACATCCCAATGATGGATAGACCGTCATACATCAAACACAGATTGTATAGACCGGGGGCGCGATATATGCAGACAGACTTCACAGCATATGAAAGTTCATTCACGCAATTGATAATGGATGTCACTGACTTTGAG